CCATGAGCATCAACATGAAGCGACTGAGCACGGGCATTGGCATGTGCACGATGAACATCACCAGCATGAGCATGGGTTTGAGTGGGATGCGAAGGTGCCACATAGTCATGTGCATATGCATGGCGCGATGAAGCATAGCCATGCACATTTTCCGGATGTGCATCATCGGCATAGGCATTGAAGAGGGGTTGGGGGGCGTGTGATCGGCGGTCTTTTAAATATGAGTCACGTACCTTTCCCAGCGCTGTCCCAGATGACTTTTTTCAGACGCCAAAAACCACAAACCCCCGACTTTCTCTAGGAAAATCAGGGGTTTGCGTTTTCAGAATGTGGCGATGAAGGAGAGATTCGAAACTACCCGCAAAGTCACTTTCATTATGCAAGTACCCGGTTTACGCGGGCTGCAGCGATGGTCTCACTCTGAAAAATCGGCTTTCTCAGTCCCATGGTAGTCCCATGGACTTTGCACCAAGTTAGTGCGCGAGGGTTGAGCGGGGGTAAAAAACGGCGTACTGCCCGGTTTATGTTGAGGCATGGGAAAAAGGTAATATTGGTAATACGCGTGATAAATCAGAATAAAACCCTTTGATTTCAATGACTTAATAGATATTTAGAAAGGTAATAATTTGGTAATTTATAGGTTAGGTCATTACCTTTTCATCGGGTAATTTCTGACAAGCTCAATCCCCAGCAAATCCGGGCACTTGGGCGAATATTACCTTTGCCATTACCAAATATTACCCCTCAAGGTAATGCGTCGACCCCTCGAAATACGTGGGCTGCAGCAGCTTTAGTACCTTCCCTAACCAAAATTACCTTTTTCCCAGCCCTGGTTCCAAAATAGAGGTCTGTGAGGCGAATCCTGCAGCTTGGGGCTAGTCTGAGAGTTCACGATAGGAACCTTCGTATGGCGCATGAATATTCGCTCTCAGATGTGCTTGAGAGGATGTATGAAAATCAGTTGGCAATTGAAGCCGCTGTGATGGAACTCACGCTACGCCTGGAACAACAAGGCTCAATAGGGGTAGGTGAAAACGTGCGTGGTGCCCTAGAGACCATCGGTGAGAACGCGGGGCATATCAAGCAAGGTTTGGCCCGATTGAGAAGGTCAGGCGCCAGTTAAGGAATCGAGACAAATTGTGAAGCCTTCTAGACTCGACGAGGCCCACACGTTTCGTGGCTTATGGCAGCTTTCGACCACTTCGAAGGAGGCCACGGACGGCGAGAAAAAAGATCTATCTCGTCTCGGAAAAAGCCCGTAAGTCCATGATTTCTTCTCTTCCGCTCAATGAACACGGGGCCTGCGGTCCTGCCCCGGTCATGGCCGCCTGCTACAGCGCTGTGCAATCGCCCTGCACTTCTCTTCAAAACTTTGCAATCTGTGAAACTGCCGGTCGCCCGTAGAACGCCCCGGCCCGCCTGGGCCGCCGGTTCGTTTGCACTACATCTGTATTTGCACAAAAAAAGGACGCAAACCCCGTCGGCGGGAGGGGGATAAGTGATTTATTACAAGAATTTTTATTCAACCTGCAGGTTTCACAAGGCACGTTACAGCTCTGACCTGCCTGGGCTTCACGAAACCAATGGTAGGTTGCCTAGCAGGAAGGGCCAGATGACGGCTCATACCTAACCAAAGCCCAGTTTAGAGGCCACAAACAGGTCTTTCGTCTAACTTAATGTAGATTCGTGTGCATTCGTGTTGTGTAGATCGATTCGCATAGGTCAGAATGCCATCAACGAGCGACGGAGCGCCAAGCTAGCCATCCAGGATGCAGGATCCTCAGCCAAACGCCCTCGACTTCACATGAAAAATGAAAACTCAGATGGTTTTCAACTAGCAGGAGTGACATGGAGTGCTGAGCGAGGCTGACAAGAAAACATCAATTGTCATTTTTGACCTACTAAAAAAGGCAACTAGCCAGCAAGTCGTGAAAGACTTCCTAAAAAGTAAAGGCGTCGCAACTTCGGGAAATTGGGACGAGCTTTATGAAAAACGGATAGAGCCTGCTTTAAACCAGCTGAAATTCACTATCACAGATTTACGGGCACTTCTTCAAACTGTAGAAGAACATGGACGCCAGCACATCTTTCTTTTTCAATGCGCGCCTGATCGGGCTCAAGGTCTGATTAATCCCGCTCGAATAAATGCCATTGCAAAAGAAGAAAATCTGGAAAAGCTCCTACAGACACCGTTGGACGTTGACTTTCCTGACAGCCCAACTATTGTAGACATTCGCTTACTTCATCCCGACGCAGAGAAGATCCCTGTCAGCCTCACAATAAAAATTGTGGAAAAGCGGATAACCAAAACTTTTGACTCTGAAATTATAGATCGTGACGCCGGTACCATTACGAAAAAATACAACTTCACTGAAAAAAGGGCTGTCAATCTAGCAGTTCTCAATCATGAAGGTTTGCTGGAACTACGCATTGCATCCCAGGATAACTCTACTAGGTACACCGAACTAGTTAGAGAATTACTTCTCAAAGTCAGAAAATTTATACCTCACGATGGATTTGCACAGATCTCTTTGAGTGTAGCAAAAGACAAAATATTGAAAGAGCGCGCAAAGCTTTCAACTGAGTTTCGCTATAGCAACTCTACAGCCGTGAATGACTTCGGCGCGGTCATGCAAATTTCTTCATCTTCACAAGAAGATAACCTTTCGTCTGATAACGGCTCAATGGCCGCAATTGATAGCTTCCTAGCCGGCGACGGGCATGTGACTGGAGCCAATGTTTACGCTAAAATACCAGATACGGCTCCACAACGAGAGGTTCATTTACTTCTAAGTGGCGACGTAAATGAATTTGCTATTCCAGTCGCATGCTCCGCAGGAGAATATTCTTATGTACGCGGAAAAGTTATCTCCCTTAATACATAGGTTTCCGCAGGATGCGGAAGCTCTACGTAGGATGGAGAGGTTCCTGGGTGATTTTGAAACCCGGAGAGCTGACGACTTGCCGTTGATTAGACTTAATCCGTCCAGGATGTTTGACATCCTGCAGGCAGGGAGTAACTCCCGCTTATCCAGAGTTATTTCCATATTGATTGAGGGGCGAGTTTTTCGTCGTCAAATCATTGTGCGCTTCCCTTCTGGAAGCGGCATAACGTTTTCCTCGTACTCAGAACTTCCAGATACTGTTCGCGACCCTGTTAAAGATATAGATGTGCTGGTTACCGAAGAGATCATTGAGCCGTCTTATATTTTGGTGACTAATGAGACCGGCTGAAGTTTTCGAGCTATTCAATGAGACCTGGGAAAATACCCTTCCTGAAAAACGGCTCCGCCAAATTCAATTGGTGAAGGGTAGAATCCCGGCTGAACACGCCGAACTTTTCGATAGCATGCTTGACGCGAAGTTATCCGGAGTCCAGGACAACTCAGCAGCTACTGTAGTTCTGCTTATCCATGGAATCCAAACGGATGGTGCTTGGCATAAATTAGTGGAGAAGGAACTTAGCAGTCTTCCCAACACTAACGTACATGGCCTAGGTTATAATTTCGTCTCCGCCTTACAGCTTGCATCTCCAATACGGGGAACGCCAATTAAAAAGGTGACCCAAGATATTAGAGACGCTAGATCCATGGAGCCAAACGCTCAATTCATGGTGATCGCCCACAGCTTCGGAAGCTATATTTTAAGCCGAATACTGGCAACTGCGCCCGACATCAACTTCGCTCGAATCGTATTGTGCGGATGCATCATTCCGGCAGATTACCCGTGGGGCCTATACACCAAGGGAATGGAAAAAAACTCAGTATTAAACGACGTGGGAACTAGAGACTTTTATCCTGTTTTAGCAACCTTCTCTAGTTTCGGATATGGAAGTTCTGGGCGCAAAGGATTTCAAGCCCCACATGTTAAAGACAGATTCTTTGATTATGGCCACAGTGACTTTTTTGAGCCAAAGAACAATCATATTTCGACTTACTGGAAGCCATTTATAGCCAATGGTGAAGTTATCGACTCTAGCTGGGACCAAGAAAGACCAAAACTTACCAATCGAGTAAACTTATTAACTCATCCGTTTATAGGACGCTCGTTATTTTATGGGGCAATTGTGATCGGAGTTACGATTAGCTACTTTTGGTAGAAGCTAACTCATTGAAAAGTAACAGATTTCAACGCCACCAACATAATTTTAGTAAACTTGACGTTTTCGGTAAAAACATCTGCGTTACTTGGTGGCGGTGTCGGCCCATGATTGTGGCTTGCCAGTTGAGCGTTCATTTGCTGTACCAAGTCCAGCAAACTACATAGCACCTGTAGCACGTTTACTTCTTCGGAGCCCAACCAGGTTTTGGGCGCCACCCACCGTTGACTGACCGCCGCCACGCTCTCACGCATGCCCTGAATCCTTTCCTCCATGTCCCCACCCACCGTGGCGTTGTGCTTCTGCCCCACTACCAGGTTCAAATCCCGCCCGGTCGCCTGGTGCAAATCATCCACCGCCGCCAGACTCGCAGACCCGCCCGACAACAGCTTGAGCGCGCCCAGCGCCTCGATCGACTTGATCCCACCCACCGATTCGGTTGAATGGTCATCCACCGTCCTGGTGTGACTCTGGAAGCTCTCCGTGTTCTGCATCGCCTCCACTTCCCGCTCGATCGCCTTGTCCTGGATCTTGCCGTCCGTTTGGCGTAGCCAGTTGCCGTCGGCGTCGACGCGCTGCTGGCAGGCCTCGCTGTGCTGCCACACCTGGTCACCCTTCGGCACCCGAGGAAGGCTCAGGCCGTGCGGCAGGATCTGCGTAATAAAAGGCTTATGCGGCAGGCCGTAGGCAAAGCTGAGGACCACGGTGGTGCCCTCCTCCGGGAAGCCAAACATGCCCGCCTCTTGCCCGCCCATCGGTGCCGGCAGTGGTAGGCCGGTCAGGATCGGCAGCGCAGGATCTGGCTCGCCATCGGGCAGCAACACTTCCACGTCGACGCCAAAGCGCGGTCGAAAGTCGTCGCACAGTCCAGGTGAGGCCGGCGCATCGGGCACGGCCACCACTCGGCCAAAGCGTGGCAGATGATAGCCGCCGGTGAGTTCGGGGAATTGCCGCTCTACGCTGCGACGGATTGCGTCGTCCATTTGATTGCCATTTGGTTGCCGGCAAGGGTCACGCTGGTGACCCTTTCGCCCTGGTTAATAGTTGCACCTGGTCGTAGTCCTGGAAGGGCCGCGATCATTGCGCTTTGATTGCCCTGGTAGCCGTCGAACAGTTCGACGGGTAGCTGCAGCGGCGCGCGGATGCCAAAGAAGCTGTCGGCCCAACTGCCCACGAACATTTCGCCGTCGCCCTGCTGTTGCCAGATAAAGTCGGGGATGCTGAACACGCTGGCCAGGCTGTCCATGGCCAGGTAACCGGCAGCCAGGCTGTAGAAAAACGGCGCCTTGACCTTGGCGTAGGCCTTGTCCGGCACGCGAAAGCGCAGGCCGGTCTTGTCGCTGACCTCCGCCAGGACGCCCTGCAGATCAACGTGACGCAGGTTCAGCGGCATAGGCTGGGACAGGATCGCCGCCAGTTCGCGACAGACCAGGATCTGCTGCACGCTGTTGATCGCCGTGGAGCGCTCAACAAAGCCGATGAAGTGGCGCTGCAGCGGGTTGTCGTTGTAGCCAACATCGAGCGTTACCAGGCCTTTGACCGGCCCGTCTGCCTGGATGGTAAAGGTCGCCCGGCCGGGGCTTTTGATCTCCAGCCGTACTTCGTCTTTGATCAGCGCGTAAGGCGTGCCACTGATGGTCAGTACCTTGTGAAGTTTCATGGCGTCGGGGCCAGCCAGTCATCCACCTTTTTCAAGGTGCGTTCGAAGCCGCTCAGCTCCCCAGGTGTGCCGCTGCCGTCGCCACCAGCCGCGCCGCCGACGGCCGAACCCGGCCCGGATTGCGAAGTAACGCCGTTGCCGGTGCGACGATTCTCGACACGCTCAGGGTTGGACAGCTTTTCAGACAGGGTGAACTGCACCAGCCAGGCGTTCAACGTGTCGTCTTCCCGGGCACTCACACCGTCGGAGAACTGCACTTCACGAATCCCGAACGCGGCGGCGGTATCGTTGACGATGCGGTACATCTTGAGTTGACCACCGCCGGCCGTGGCTTCGGCCAATCGCATCAGGCTGCGCAGTTGCACCTGGTCAACAAAAGGGATCATCAGGGAGACCGTCAGGGTTTTGGGTTTGAAGCCCTTGTGCGCAGTCTGGCTGTTGCTGGTTTGCCCCGATAGATCGTCGCTTTCAATACGCAGGTTAGCGGTGATTTTCAGGCGCTTGCCCAGGATCTGTTGGCCATCAAGTAATAGGGTCATAGGCCCACCAGCTCCCTAACAAAGCTCAAACCATCCCGCGATCCCACCAACAGCACGCCGGCGCACAACACCCACTCATGACCAGGTGCATCGCCTTCCAGCAAGGCGCGGCGCAATTCGCTGTTATCACCAGGGCCGAGGATCCGCGCACGCATGCTGTGGTCGGTGTTGCCGCCGGCCAGCAGGGCTTTCAGATCATTCAGCTGTTTGTCACGGCCCTTCTGCTGGGCAGCTTTGCGACCGGCCAGCGCGGCCAGGTCGCCCATGGGCGAGCTGTCGGCCGCGTAGCTCTCCAGGATGGCGATCTGGCCGGCCATGGATTGCTTGGCCGACTTGACCACCGTGCAACGCTCCAGGGGCAGCGCCGACCAACGCGGCAACAGCCCAGCGCTGGGGATCTCCCACTTGTCAGTCTCCAGGCGCGACAGGTTCCGCGCACGACGTTCAGCGCGCACCAGGTCAGGGATCGGCAACAGCGCATTGAAGCGCGCCAGGGTCTCGGCAAACTGGTCCAGGCGCGTGCCCAGGAACATCAGCGACAGCGCGTATTGAGGGCCAGCCGGTCGGCCGTTATCGCTGGCGTCGACCAGTTTGGCGGCCAGCTGCTGCAGCAAGTTGGGCGCAGACAGAAAACGCTGGTGACCACGGCCCTGGCCGACTCCGCTTTGGAACGGCGTCACGGCCAGGCACGCGGGCGCGTCGCCCATCTGTCCAGCCAATGCGGCGCGGCCGGCCTCGATCGCGCCTTTGGCGGCGTCACCCACCGGCCCGGGGTTGGTGCTGGTCATGCCGTCCAGCCCTGCCAGGCGCTTCGCGGTGCTGGCCAGCTCGTCGCCGGCCAGATCCTTGGCCGCTGACAGCTCGCCCATCCACTGCGTGGCCTGCTCGGGCCAGCGCATGGTCACCGGTGCCCAGCTCATTCGTCAGCCATCCAGGCCGGCACCGAGGGGCGCCCAGTGTGCGGAAAGCCTGACGATTGCGGCCAGTCGCGCAGTGTTTGCATGTACTGCAGCAACTCTTTGAATTGCTCGTCGCTCAGGGTCGTCGGCGCCTCAATCTCCAACTGGTCGCGGTGGCGATCGCGCAGACCGAGAGCGACCGATAACACCTGGTCGCGCCATGCACGCTCAGTGATTGCCAACTGCTCATCGGTCGGACCAGGTGCGGCCACGGCAACCGGCACGCCATCCGCGTTGAGTTGAATCAGCTGGCCACTGTTTTGAGCGCTCAGAAGACCCGCATAGACTTGGTCGGTGATCTTCACCGCGTCGACCGGGATGTTCTTGCCGTGAATTTTTGACGATAGAAAACCGTCGGTAGCAGAGAAATAGAACATGGCTTCAAGCTCCTAATAGCCGATGGCGATCCAGAAAAGACTGGCTGTTGGGCTGCCGTTAACGTAGTCACCGCCCAGGCCCATTAGGTACTTGGAGCGATCCGGCACAATCACCCAGGTACTGGCGCTATGGGCAAAGTTCGCCATGGCGACCATGGCCACGGCCGTCGTTGGGAACGCCATCGGGAAGAATCGAAAACCGGTATCGCTGTGCGTTTCGGTCCCGTAACCCCACTGCAAAACCAGCCCACCCAGCCAGCTTGGGAAGGCGATAAAACCCGTAATCCCCAAGGAAAAAGACACGCCCATGCGCAGTTTCTTGGGGGTGATAAAGGTTGTGTCGTCGGTGCCCGTATTTACCTGGGTTGCCGTTGCGACCTTGGCCGTTCCTTGGACGGTCTCACTCGCCTGGACATTGTTCGCTTTGCTGTCGGGGTTGAAATTCGCCTCGGTCCAGAAGCGATAACGCCTGTCACCCGCTGACCAGCCGCCGAAGGCAAATTGGTTGTCCGTGTCCAGACCGAAGAACGTGCCGTATGAACCACCACGAAGGAACGCAATAGCGGCTGGAGCTGCGGCCACACCCGCGTTGGAGACACAAATCGAGGCATGCGCCTGTTCATAGTTACCTGCGGCCGCCAACGTGGGCAGACTGCCTACCGCAAAGTAGGTGGCGTAGTTCCAGATGCCGCCCATCCGGACAAAGCGCTCATCACTTTCAGGCTTGGTAAATACGTCGGCCTTACTGACTTTCTTGCCAATTTCCGTATTCAACTGCTGCTTTACTGTCGCCACCATCTTGGTGCTTGCCAGTTCGCTACTGCTATCGCTTGCAGGATCATCACTGATTGCATTTGGCAGCTTACCCAGCCCCACGTCGTCCTTGGTGGTGGCCCGAGCGCGCAGGTTCGCGTAATCCCCTGCCCGGGCGGCGAAGTGTTGCACCAGCGAGCCGGCGATGGGCTCCGCCGGGCGGCGATCGGTAATGGTGTTGGCGTTGGGCAGATCCGCCAGGGGGATGCAGTAGTGCTTAACGCCAGCACTGTCGGTGTAGTCCGGGCGAGCGGCGCCGAACACCACCTGCCAGCTGGCCACCACGTCGCTTAGCTGTCGCTGCAGCGCAATATCCAACCAGGCCGTGGTCGGCAGTGCCGGCGGCACGATCGGCAGCGCGGTCGCCCGCTCCACGCGAATACCCTCGACATAGGCGGTGCCCGGTTTCACCTGGTACGCGCCGCCGACCTTTTCCACCTGCAGCGCGCTGCCAAAGAAACACGCACGCCCAAACACGTCGCGGTTGCTCAGGCGCTCGCGCTCATCGATGCCGGCCAGGCGCACGGTGAAGTCATGCTGCCAGGTCTTGGCGTCGATGGTGATGCCGGTCAGCCCCTGGGCGCCGTCGAACACCAACAGCATATTGCGGGTCAGGTTGTTGCCTACCTGCTGCGGCGGGATGTTGCGGCGTTTTTGTTGGGTCGGCACATAGGCCACGGCGAACAACACGCCGTCGACAGTCTCCAGCCCGATCCAGTTGAAGTCCCAGTCGCCAACGTCGGAGCCGATCTGCGCGCTGTACACCACCTGGTTGGGGTTCACGTACCCCGCATGTGCGGCCGGGATCTCGTGCACGTAGACGATCTGCGCCGCCACTGGTTTTGGCGCCGTGCGGTCGACTGGATTGCTGGGGTTCAACCCGGGCACGTTGGCAAAAATGAACCGGCTGACTTTCAGCCCAGTGCCGGCGGCTTGTCGCTGGGCGATCAGGCTTTCACCTGCAAGGGTAATACTGGCTCCCATGAGGGCTCCTAAAGGCTGGCGACCAGCGTTTGCTGATCGTCGTGGAAGTGAACAAGGCCGATCTGCACCGGGACCGGTGTGATGGTGGAAAAGTCGTAGCGTCGGCAGGTGCGCCCGTATTGCTGGATCAGCACGCGCAGCAGCTCGGGGTTTTGCGACAGTTGCGAGTCGGAGAAACGCAGCAGCACCACATCCCAATCGCGACCGGCCGGGCGTTCCTCGATCTCGACGTAACCGACGCCCAGGCGTTCCAGGATGCGTTTCATGCCGGCGGTGCTGCCGGCGTCCACGGCATTGATAAAGGCGTACTTGACCCGCAGGCGATACAAGCTCTCGGGCTCGCCCTTGAAGCGGGTGATGTCTCGCTGCCAGGCCAGCAGGTCCAGCACGGTGATATGGCAGGTGTCCGCGTCCATCTGCAGCAGCGGCCAGCGCAGCCAACCCTCGACGTGCTCCCACCAGGACTGGGCGGCCGCTTTGAGCTTGGCCAGCTCGGTGCCATCGAGCCAGAACGGCAGATCGATCTTAATCATGCAGCACCACCTCCAGACTCTGGATCCGCGGAATGTTCAGCTCGCTGATGATGTCGGCCGTGGCAAAGCGCAGTGACTCAATGCCGGCGAACTGCTGGTGAAGCTCTTCACCGAGGCGGCTAAAGGAGAAACGCGACTGGGGATAGGTCAGCGTCGGTTGGAAGTCCGTAGCGGTGCTGTCGCGGAATGCAGCACGCACAAACAGCGCGGCGTTGTCTTTGAGGGTTTCGCGCTGTTCGGTGGTCAGGGTCGAACGAGGCCAGATCTCCAACTTCACCAGGTGCTGCGTTTCTGGCATGACCATCACCAACAGGTCATCGCCGTGGCCATGGTTGCCCTGGTCGCGAATATGCGCGTTGATTTGTGCCAGGAACGTCGCCGCCGGCACGTCCGCGTCGAACAGTACAAAGGCATTGGCACTGCCCGGGCCACGCGGGGCGCCGTGCTGGAAGTAAACGCCATCCGGGCGCACTCCTGGGAACGCCGAAATCAGGGCGCGATACACCGCGTCGGTGTGCCACTGGTTGACCGCCGAGAACTGGTTACGGGTACGCAAACGCAGCTCGTCGTTGGGCTCAGGATCTGCACCAGGTGTGGTCAACCAACCGTCGCTGTTCACCACCTGAGCAATGCCCGGGACCGGAACCGGCAGGATCGCGTAGTAACCCGGGGCCAGGTTGAAGCCGGCGCCGGTGTCGACCGCCTCGACCGGGATCTGCAGCTGCATCAGCCCGTCCGCAAACACCCCCACGGCGGTGGTCACTACCTGGTAGATATGGCCGTTGATGGATGCGGATTGCACCAGCGTCCCGGCCGGCACTTCCAGGGCGCCGCCGGCAGCTTCGCGGGTGAACAGCAAAAAGCCCTTGGCCTTGGTCGCGCCCTTGCGTTCAACGTTGACCGCCCAAGCCAGCATATCGAGCCAGGCACCGGCAGCGGTCTTGACGAAAAAGTTCGGCAGCACCGTGGCCACGAAAAAGTCCAGGATCCACAGCACCGGCTTGGTCACCAGGGCACGCACCACACGCCAGAACGGCGAATAGGCGCTGGTGTTGCTCAGCTTGCTGCCCTGGGCGGCTACTTCGCTCTCCCACGCCTGCAGCAGCCCCGCCTCGGTGGTGGGAATGCCGGCGTCGGCCAACGCCTGCTTGAAATCTACGTCACTCACAAAGTCACCTCGATGTTGCCGAATTTCAGAGTGGTCGCCGTTACCAGGTACTGGCCGGGCTGCAGCTGGGTGATCTGCGCGGTGCCCGGCACCAGACGCTCGTCCGCCTCCACCAGCAGTTCCAGTTGCTGGATGCAGTCGCGTTGCTTGAGCCGATCGCGCTCGGCCACCAGGGTCACCAGCAAGCCGCTGTCGCGGATCATGTGGGCGATGTCCTGGGCGATGCTGGCCCGGTCATCGATCAGCAGCGGCTGACGCGACGGATCCAGCACCAGGTCATTGCCGACAATCAAAAGATCGATGTACTCGCTCATCCGCCCACCGACATGGCAACCATGTTTTCCATTTCCAGCGGGGTCATAGGCTTGCTGGTGTGGATCTCGACCTTTTGCACCTGCATGCCTTTGTTCTGCGTCTGGTTGTTCTGGATACTGGTCAGCAGCCCGCCCTGGGGCACCGCGTTGGGCCGCGCCGGCGACAGGCTTGGAATGGCTGCATTGATGGTCTGCTGGGCTTTCTGCGCCGCTGCAGTGGCGTCCACGGTGTTAACGCCGATGTCAGTGCCGGGCACCTCGGGCATGGCGCCAAAGCGGGTTTCAATGTCGACGCCGGGGATCTTGTTGAGCATCTCGATCAGGTTGTTGATCGCCGTATGAAAGATCGCGACGATGTCGTCCCATGCGGCCTTGGCCATCCCAGACCAACCGCCCATCGAGGCGAACCAGTCCGACAGCGCGGTGAGCTGGTCACTGACCCACTTGAACGCCTCGCTGTTCATCAGCGCGGCGGTCCATTCGTCCCAGTACACAACCGCAGCAATCACCGCCGCGACCAGGGCCAGCACGCCGATCACGATCCAGACGACCGGGTTGGCCAGCAGCGCCGCGTTGACCAGCCAGATCGCGCCCTGCCACATGAGCATCACGCCGCGAACCACGCCCAGGGCTGCCGTCAGGCCATACACAACAGTGATATAGGTCAGCATGATCAGCTTCTGCAGCAGGAACACGGCTGTGGTTCGAAGGCTGATCATCTGCACCACTTTCCAGACGGTCACCATGGCCAGCCATGCCATACGGCCGGCGCCGACGGCAAAGGTCAGCAGGGACATAACAGCGATCAACGCCAGGATCGTCAGCGTGACGATGCCGATCACCCGGGTGATGTTGGGGAACATCTGGGTCCAGCGGGTCATGGTGCCGGCGATGCCGGACAGCTTGGCCATCAACGGGGTCAGGATCGGGATCAGCGCCTGACCAAAGGCAATTCGCAGCGCCTCGACCGCTGCCGCGAACTGTTGCCACGGGTCGACCATGGCCATCGCCATGTTCTGTGCGTCCTCCAGGCCACGCACCTTGCCCAGCTTGTCCATGCCGTTGCGCAGGCGGTCGGTGTCCTTGGCCAGGGAGCCGATGACCTGAGCGCCCTCCCCGCCAAAGGCGTCCATCAGCTTGGCGCTGGCCGACGCGCTGGTCAGGTCGCCCAGCTTGCCCTGCAGCTTGTCCATGATCTGCAGCATGGGCAGCGCTTTACCGTTGGAGTCGGTGAACTTCAGGCCCATTTTCTCCGAGGCGGCGCCCAGGTTTTCAAAGAACGCCTTGTAGCGCCCTCCGGCATCGCCGCCTTCCATGGTGCTGCTCAGCGAGCCAATCACCGCGAACTGTTCCGCGATATCAACGCCGGCAGCGGTGGCGATCGAGCCCACTTCCTTGAAGGCGTCCTTGAGCTGGGCGCCGTCGGTGCGGAACAACTGCACGGCCAGGGCCGTCTGCCCACCGAGTTTTTCAACCCATTCGCCCTTGCCCATGGCGTCGGCCTGGCCTTTGAACAGGTTGTACATGGTGCCCACGTAGGCGCCCATGGTCTCGGCGTCGGATTTGGTGGCCTTGGCCAACAGGTTGCTGGTATTCGTGAAGGTCGCCAGCTGACTGCCCGTCAGGCCCTTGATAGCGCCCTCGATGCTGTAGGCGGAAGCCACAAAATCCCGGGCGTTCTCACCATAGTTCACCGAGAACTCCAGGGCTTTCTGATTCAGCGCGGTCAGCGCGTCTTCGGCCACGCCCAGGGATTTGACCTCGCCCAGGGCGCGGTTCATCTCCAGCGCCGGCTGCAGCGACTGGTTGATACCGACGAAAGCACCCGTCACACCGGCCAGCCCCATGCCCATGGTCTTGATGTTCTTTTCGCTTTGCTCGGTCAACTCGGAAAAGCCCATCTTCACCTTGCCCAGGGGCGCGGTGACCTTGTCGGTCAGGGCCAGGATGAAGTCCAGGCGGGCGCTACGATCGGCCATGTGGTTCCTATCCGTTCAACGCACGGGCAATGCCGCTTGCCACGGCAAATTCCATGCGTTTCCAGTGTTCGTCTTCCAGCCACTTGGCCGTGCCCATGTTCTCGATGCTGGGCTCGGCACCAGGTAGCCAACGGTTGGTCAGGGCCAGCAACTGGCCCAAACCGTCCTCGGTCAGGCGGTCAGCGTGCTCAAGGGCTTTTTTACGATGATCTCGACATCGGGCGCGTACTCCTCGAGGAGCGCGCCGGCCACTTGCATGGTCATCACCGGATTGGCCAGCAGCTCACGCAGACCAGCCTTTTCGGCCGGTAGCACGGTGCTGCTCAACAGGTTGAAAGACGGCGCCACCTTGTTATTGGCGGTCATGGCGTTGAAGTACTTGGTCACGTCCTGGGGTGTCAGGGTGAAGGTGAATTCCTTGGCGCCGATTTCCAGGGTGATATCGCGGGCTTGGGTCATGTTCATATCCGTTGTGGTGGTGAGTTTTAGGGTGTTGCAGGTCAGCGCAGGCACACCTGGTGTACGTAGTCCTGCAGGCCCAGGATCATTTGCTTGCTGTGGGCAAGCTGATCTCTGAGGGTGAAATAATCCGGTCTAGCGTTTGCTGTGAGTTCGGCGGTGGTTGCATCAGCCACGCCGCCGGTGCTGGTTTTTTCGGCGCCGGTAGCGCTGCAGGTGGCGTTGACGCGCAGCCGCTGACGGCGATCGTCAACAGCACGGCGCAGCTCAAGGTTTGAAGCGCGTTCATGGGCAAGCTCCAGGGTTCGTTTAAGATCGATCGCGTCACGGTCGGCCAACATCTCGCCGCTGATGCGCGCCGCTTCGCGCAGACCTGCCGCTTCAAACAGGGCGCTGTCGCGCTCACGGCGGGCGGTATCGCGCTGGCCTTGCAAGAGGTCGAAGACCACAAATGCGATCAGGCACAGCACCAGGGGAAACAGGACTTCCCGCATCACAAACCCGCCTCGCACAGCGCCACTTCGGCCAACCGGCGGGCGTGTAGCCCTGGGATAAACACCTTTTTGCCCTGGGCGGTGGTCACAAACGCCCAGACGGGGGTTTTGCCGTCAGCGGCCCAGGCCAGCGCTTTGCAACCGTCCTTGATACGGCCGGCATTGATCAGGCCGACGGCACGACTGGCGCAGGTACTGGCAGTGCCGAAGTTGTGGCCATGGCTGCTCAAGGCGTCGAAGGTGTTCTGGTCGACCTGCTGATTGGTGATGCAATCAGCGAGCTGCAGTTGCCCCTTACGGATCACCAACTGCTCCACCTCATTGCAACGAGCGTCCGACCAGTAGTCACCAACCACCACCGGATACGGGCTGGTGTGGCGGGTGATGCCTTTGCACACGGTCGGCAGGCCCTGGGCCAACTTGTCCGCATAGACGGTGTTTTGGCCGTTGCCTTCCCAGGTGCCCAGGAACACCACCAGCGTGGAGCTGCAAAGCGCAATTGCACCGGCGGCGATCTTGCCGCGCAGGCTCATGGGAACAGCACCCGCAGCAACGCCGGCCCGACCATCTGCGCGACCACGCCCAGCACAGTCAGTACTGCCAACATACGGGTGACCTTGGTCCCGATATCGGACACGGTGGCGGTCAGCTCGCGCTGGCCATCGTTCAAATCCGAGAGCTGTACCGCCATGTGTTCGAACTCACCTTCCAGCCGCGTAACGCGGGTCGGCACGGTTTCATGGCGTTCTTCCAGGTCGCTGACGCGGTGTTCAAGCACCGCGTAGCGGCTTTCCAGGGTGCTTTTGGGCTTTGCGCGTGCGGTCATCGGCGCTGTCCTTGCTCAATAAGGGATTGGCACGGCACGCAGCGGGTCATACCGCCCAGCGCCTGTCGCTTTTCCGGGATTGGCTTATCGCAGTCTTTGCAGTGGGTCAGGCTCGGCCCGCCCGGGCGTGCGACGGCAAGCGCGGCCGCGATCGCAGCGTCACGCTGACGTTGTTCCAGGGCTTGGGCACGATCGAACGGGCACACCATCAGCGCAGGCCCTCGATCTCTGCAGCAGCCAGGTACGGCACGCCGTTGACGCGGATAAAGTCCGGGCTGGTGACCTCAAAAGGCACCTTATGCTTGGACTTCTCGCCGCCCTTGGGGTCGACACTCAGCAGGCTGGAAACCTTCAACTTGCAGCCGAACGCCTCGATGCGCAGCTCTTCTTCGCCGGCCTTGGCAAAGAACACCGAGTCGAACGGCTCCAACTGGCGGAAGCTGCCGGCAGTGCGGGCGGCCTCGATCAGCAAGTTGAAGTTGCTGGTGTCGAACTCGAATTCACCACTGGCCGCCACGTCGCCGTCGACGTGCCCATTGGGTACACCACGGGTTTGCGCCACGGCAGTGTTGTCGGTGATATCCAGGGTGCAGCTTTCGACATGCACCTGCAGGTCGCCCAGGTTGATATCGAAGTTTTTACCGCCAATACGGGACATACGGGATTACTCCGAATCGTCGTTGGAAAGGTCCAGGGCGATGTTCGCCGTCAGGTCCTTGGGGCAATTGAGGGGCTTGATCTTGATGTACGCCTCGACCTTGGTTTTGGTGTGCCAGACCAGGACGATGTCGCCGTCCTTCGGGGATTCGATCTCGCCCGGGAACACCTGGCCGGCGAACGTCACCGACTTGGCCATCACGCGCAGCGGCTTCATAAACGCGCTGACGGCAGCGGCCATGCTGTTGGCCGTGTTGTTCAGGCGCCGATCGGCAACGCGCAGGATCAGCAGCGGGCGCACCTGGCGAGCGGCCTTGTCTGCCAATCGCAGGTACTCGACCACCTGGAAGTCGCTCGCCGGTGCATCGAGCATGTTGCCGTCGCCCCAGAACACGCCCGGGTAGTCGGGGTAGGTTTGCGAGACCGAAAAGCGCGCCTTGTCGAGTTCCGCACGGATCGCGGATGGCAGGGGCACACCGTCCTTGTCGCTGGGCACTTTGCCCAGGGCCAACACCGCGCCACTAGCCACACGCATGGGACTGTCAGCAATGCTGACGGCCGCGTTGGCCAGGCGCCCGGCCAGCACGCCCAGGTCATTACCGTGCAACTGCGGCACGACCAGGACACGCGGTGCTGCCAGGTCTTGGGTGATTTTCTTTTGCAGGGTTAGGTAGTCGGCCCAGGTCTGTTCTGCAGAGATGCCGGCAGTGCTGGCCATCACGAACATACGGCGACCGTAGGTGTTGCTGACAGCGATCGCGGCGTCATGCATGGCCGACAGTTCCGCTGCAGCGGTCACCGGCGCGGTGACCACCACGGCCTCCACAGAGAAGCCCTGCTGCTGGGCCTTTTCCAGGGCAACCCGCCAGTCGCCATCGGCAGCGATCGGCGCAGCCAGACAGGCCCAGCGGTCGCCGCCATTGGCCTTGGCCGCCGCGACCTGGGTTTTCAGGTCGCTGACGGGTTGGCCCAGTACCGCGTCCAGGTCGCTATCGGTGTTCAGCGCGATCAGGCTACCAACGCTCTTTGCGCCGGGGCCGATGAACAGGAAATAGCGCTCGATCTCGGTCACGGCACCCTGGCCGAGGTTGAGATTGTTAACGCTGACTTTGCCAAGTGCCATGCAGTGCCTCGTTATTTAGGGGAGTTGAGGATTTGTGCCAGCACCTGGTTAACCAGCAGGCTGGTATCCCGGTCGGTACTGACGCCCAGGAACTGGCGTTTCGGCAGGGTGATTTCCCAGCTTTGCGCGCCGTTGCCCTCGGCCTTTTCGTCGGACAGGATGCGTATCAGCAGGCCCGCCTTGGCGTAGTTCACGTGTTCTTGAATCCATGCCACGGATGGCCGGGAAAGGCTTTTCCTGCCTTTCTGGCGTACCTTGAAACCCAGGCGGCGCAGGCGCTTGGCCTGCTTGTCGGTCGCGGCCAGGCCCTCGGGCACCTTGTTCCAGCGGCGCATCTGCGCGGCAGTACGGCGCTCGGTCGCGCCGTGGTGTTGCTGCGCGGCGACCCAGCCGGTCAGGCCGTTACGCCATCCCAGGGTTGCGGAGTCCGCGCTCACGCTGGTGACCTGGAGCAACTTGCCCAGGCCGGCTTCCATCTTCTTTTTGCCCTTGCCGTCGCCCTTGCGCGCATCGAAGGCCGAGCCGTCCAGGTTGCGCTGCTCGCGGATTCGCTTGCGGCTCATGGTCCGCACGCGCTTGGTGACGTTGTTGAGCAAACGCCGGCGCAACTGAGGGGGCAGGCTCAACAGGGCCAATTGTTCGCGAACGCCCAGGTGGCCCCGCACGTCCAGCTCGAAAGACCTACGCGCCACCGCCGCGGACCTCGCCGTGTTCAGCCGTCCACAGGTCAAAGGCGATCAGGCCCCACTTTTTGCCGAACGCCTCGATCAAGCCGTTGGGGTCTTCGGACAGGTGTTGCGCCTCCACAAACTCCAGGGTCAGTTCCAGATCCGCTTCGTCGGGGGTCACCTGGTCGACGGCGAACGTCGGCGCCGGCAGATCGTCGTCCCGGCCGGGATCCTGGGTTTCCAGCCAGCCGCCCAGGAGCGCCATCAACAACGCCGGGTTGCCGGCGAATCGCTCAATCACCACCACGGCGCGGTAACGCATATCGCCCATGTGTAGGCCTTGGGTCGTGTCCTTCCAGATCAAATCCAGGTTGACCTGCTCGGCCCAGCTGTCGATCTGCTCGGGCAGCACCAGGTTCAGGCTGATCAGGTAGGTGGTCAGGGCGCGCAGCTTGTTCATAGCAACGCCGCCGTGATGCGGCCACGGCCCTGCAGCGAGCGCACAGCTTGTTGGCTGAATGCCAGGAAGGTTTCCGGGCGATCGGGCAATTCCTTGCCCAAGTTCTCCGCGCTGTCGCGGCGGATGATGGTCACGAACTGCGGCAACAGACTGGCTTTAGCCCTGCAGTAAACGGCGCGTTTGTACGTCGCTGCTTGAAATGTGCGCTCCGGCAGCACCATAGGGTCAGCAGATTCCAAGGTGGTGACACCTTGGTTCTGCCAACGCGCTTTGCACGTGGCCAAGTCGCCGTTGACCTCGGTCATCGCCGTGGTCAATTCAGCCGTCAGCAGCTCCACCAGGTATTCCGCCGGCAGGCGATAACCCTTCTGGAACTCGCCCACATCGAGGTTCGGCCAGAAGCCGTCATTCTCGATCGCCAGTTCCACAAGGGTGGTGGGTTTACCTGAAAAGCTCATGCTGACCGCTCAAATAGGGCGGGGAGCCTGTTTTCAGTGGGACGGTCCATAAATGGGCGGCTCACTTCCACAGGTCCCCGCTGGGGGGGGTAGTCGGTTATTCGGAAGCCAGGTTAGCGGCCGCTTGTTTTGCCAGGGCCTTGCGGACCTTTTCGATACGGGTGTCGTTGCCGGCCTGGGCGTACAGCTCGGTCGAACGCTCCAAGTGCTTGAGCGCGGTTTCCAGCTGCCCAGCCTCCAGGGCACGAATCCCAATCAACTTGTGGTACTTGCTCGGGATCTGCTCTGTCAGCTGCCACTCACCGTCAACCAGTGGCAGCAGATCGGAGAGGTAAGGCTCTGGGCTGCGGTTGGCTTTGTATTCGGCGTAGGCCCACTCGCACACGGCGTCGGCCACAAAGGTCTGGATGTCGCGGCGCTTGAAACGCTCCGGCATCTGCTGGCCCTGTTCGATCAGAAAGTCGGCCAGCTCCAGGGCGTCATCGAATTGGGCGGTGTCGAACAGCCAGACCATCACCTGCACAGCAACGCGGTTTGGAAAGTTCAGGCCCGATTCGCAATAGCGCTGGACGTACTCCTGGTACTTGGGCAGCAGCTCTTCGCGCTTGAGTGCCTGGCGTCCTGCCAGACCGTTGATTGCGCTGATACGTGCCAGGTCCTGGTCCAAGGCCGCTTCCTGCAGCAGCAAGTGTTTGCGCGCATTGGCCGGGCTGCTCAGGGCTTCCGCCGGCGAGTAAGGAAGCGCTGCGGAGACGGCAGCCGCCGTAATGGCGGCGCCTCCCAGCGCGATAGTGCGGCGCTTGTGCGCAAGGGCCAGACTCACGCCACAAGCTCCACGTTTTCGGTCATGGCGAACTTTTCCAGCTGCTCGATCACATAACCTTCATTGCGGCTGTTGTAGTCCTCAACGCGGGAGCGCTTTGGATTGTCGACGGTCTGCTTGCGCCAGCTGGAGTCCTGGAAGTAGATCGACAGGTTGTCCCAACTGGTGACGACCACACCGTTGACCGGGAAGAACGGCACACTAAAGCTCGGCAGGCCGCCGTAGGTGGCGATTACCTGGGCTTCTTCGATGCGCTCTTTTTCGGTCGGGGTGTCGCCCTGCTTCGAATACAGCTTGGCCTTGTCGGCGGCCAGCAGGTCGGTGCCGATGATCGCGATCAGGTCGCCGGCATCGCGCAGACGTTCGTCCACCAGTTGTTTGGTGTCGTGCACCAGGGCATCGAGGTTGGCATAGTCGCCACCGGCGCCGAGGGTGACTTTGCCGGCGACCTTGCCTTCCTTGAGGACCTGGGCCGGGATCTGTTCACGTGCCTGTTGCAGCCAGCCTTTGTTGACGTCCTGCAGCATCGGGTATTTTTCGATGTCGGTCTGCACGGCAGCATGGGTGCCATGGAAACCGACCATGATGCGGTCCAGCGCGATCTGTTTCTGCACAGCTGCGGAGTAACGCTGATGGAAGTCCGGGAACTTGGCCCAGGCATCGATCTTGGCGTAAGGCAGGCCAACATCGGACTCGGTGGAAGACAGCTCGTAGGTGTCCTGATCCAGCGACGACGCATCTTTGGCTTCGCGATCGGTGGTCTTGGTGTTCGTGCGACCAGTGACCGGACCCGACACGCCAATGAAGACCTTCTGGCCTTTGATCTCGGTCACAGGAATGACGTTGATCCGCTCCAGGAAATCCGACTTAGCCGTGATAGCGTCGTTCAGCTCCTGAGCAATGGTCGGGTCGACGCTAAAGTGCTTGCTGGCCAACTCCACGCCGTAGCTTTCAGCGATGGCCAACTGCAGTTCGGCGTACATCTTGGCGCCGTAGGCGCTCAGTGAATAAGCCATGTCAGAGCACCCGCTTTTTGACGGTGGTTACCGGGCCGGGATTGCGCGGCAACTGGCGACCGGTGGAGTTGTTCTGCAGGGCGCTGAACTGCTTCTGCAGTGCATCCAGCTTGGCAAGTACGGACTGGTTGCCCTTGCTCTGGCGGCGGAATTCGCGCTCTTGCTCGGCGGTGGCCACGATGTCATCCACGGCCGTGCTGACGTCGTCGATCAAGTCCTGGTCGGGCTCAGGTGCATCTGCGGCGGCCGGCTCAATGACGGCTTGAAGGCCGGCAGCGACAACCAGCAGCTGCTCCACCAGGGCCGTCAAAGCCGTTGCTGTAGCTTCATCCATTGGGGGTTTGCTCTCTGTGTTGGGTGGAATGGTTTCGGTGGGCAGCGCACCTGCAGCGAAACGCTTGAAGAAGCCGGTCAGGGCATCGATCAGTCCGGTTTCGGCGGCGTTTGGGCTGTCGTCCTGCAGGCGGCCGAGTTCGACCGACGCGGCGTAGTAGGAGGCGCGGTTGTTCTTGTGGGAGAAGTAGAGTTCCTGAGTGCCCACGCTGGCAGGCTGGTCGGTAACGCCCAAACCAGTCAGGTAGGCTTTGCCCTTGCCACGGAAGTCCGGGGTAATTTCGATGCTGCTGAACAGCTTCTGGCCCTGGTCATTCAGATACAGCAGGCGGTCGTTGGGCTTCAATTGCGCTTCCAACGCCACTTCGCCGGGTTCCAGGTCTTCGGCTTCTTCCACAAGACGCACCGCGTATACGGTGCCGTGGGAGCCTGGCCAACGTTCGTGGTCGCACCAGATCACCGCCGTGTAGAAGGACGGTTTGTAGGTTTCAGCGATGTCGCGCAGTTCCTGGGGAAGGATTACGCGCCCATCAACGGTGGCTCCGCTGGTGGCGACACGTTTCCAGAACGAAACAAGGGAACGGGGCATGGGTTTAACTGCGCTCAATCGCTGAATGAGCCGCCAAGATAGGGAGCCGTCAGCCCTCAAACAAACGGTTCAAATGCGCGTTTCTCCTATATTCGCGATATAGGCGGATCACGGAATTTAACCCCGCGTTTCCAGCGTTTTCGCCGCATAGACTGCGGCCCATGTACTACTCGA